CAATCTCGTAATTATACATGGGAAGAACTAGCAGGACAACTGTATATTGTAGAATATAATGAACTAGATGACCTTCTTAATTTTCCTTATGGAAAATTCATCCTAAATAAATAAAAACCATGTTATAATGGGAAAACAAGTAACAAGTAAAATAAGTCCAACTCAAGTAGGAACTGGTAGAAGTAAAAGAAATCTTTATACTGCTACTAAAGTATCTGGTCCGATTGGAACGCCTCCTGTTTATATCACGGATATCATAAAATATGATAATGCAAAAGGTGAAAATGCTAGAACAATTGGAACAAGAACAAGTGATGATCCAAGCAAAATTACATGGAATGAAAATGCTTCAGGAATAGATAAACAAAATGCAAAAAAGATAGGAAAAACTTCAGCAAATCAAGTTAAATCTATTCAAGATGAAGTTACAGAAAATTCTCAAGAAAAAGAAGCATTAAATAAAGCATCAGGTAATAATAATAAGGCAGCAGAAGGAAATGATACTACATCAGATTCTACTGAATCTAGTGGAGAACTTGGTGATCTAGATTCTATTGAAGGAACTAGAGAAAGTGATTTTGGATTTTATGTATTTCCAACAACTTTGAGAGCAGGTGATGATGGACAAGACTTCTTAAAATTTGATATGATGAAATATGAACCTAAAAAAATTACAGGTGGAGAAAATACAACAGCAGGTAAATTAGGATTTAATGATAGAAATAAAGATAGAAAATCTATTGGAACTGTTATACTTCCAATTCCTGGTGGTATTCAAGATCAACAAAACGTTTCATGGTCATCAGATAATATGGATGCTGCTGCCATAGCACTCTCAGATTTTGCATTAGCAGCTATTACAGGAGGAGGTGATGCTGCAGTAGATTCAGGTAAGAAGACTGTAGATGAAATTACCAAAAATAGTAAAGAAGTCAAAAAAGCATTAGCAACATCAATAGCAGGATCAGCTGCTGGTGCTGGAAATCTACTTACTAGAACAACGGGTGCTATTATGAACCCAAATATGGAATTACTTTTTAATTCTCCAAGTTTAAGAAGTTTTAACTTTAGTTTTACACTAGCACCTAGAGATAAAAATGAAGCAATGACAGTAATTAAAATTATTCGATTTTTTAAACAAGGAATGGCTCCAATAAGAAGTAAATCTAGATTATTCCTTAGATCTCCTCATACTTTCCGTCTTGCATACAAACATAGAGTAGGAACTAAAGATAAAGGAAAAAATCATCCTTTCCTAAACAAATTTAAAGAATGTGCTTTAAATGGATTTGGAGTTAATTATACACCAAATGGAAATTATTCAACATATGAAGATGGTGTAATGACTTCTTATCAAATGACAATGGGTTTCCAAGAACTTACACCAATATACAATGATGATTATGGTAATGATCCTTTCCCAAACGAAATAGGTTTCTAAAATGTCCAATTATTTCAATCTTTTACCCGATTTTGATTATGTTAGCAGACTTCCTGATGCTAAAATATCTGATTATGCACGAGTTAAAAATCTATTTAAAAGAGTTACTTTAAGAGAAGATATTTACTCCAATTTGATGTATTTTACAAAATATAATATTGAAGGAGATGATAGACCTGATAATGTTGCTCATCGAATATACTCAGATTCTACTTTAGACTGGTTAATTCTTCTTGCAAACAATATTACTCATATTCCAACAGAATGGCCATTGTCACAAAATGACTTTGATAGGTTTTTATTGGATAAGTATGGTACTTATGAAGATCTCTATAATGGAGTTCATCACCATGAAACAGTAGAAGTCAAAGATAGTAATAATGTCACAATAGTTCCTGCAGGGTTAGAAGTAAGTTCTGACTTTACAACCACATACTTTGATTACTTTATTAGTGGTATGGTGACAAAACTAGATATTACACGACCAGTGACGAATTACCAATATGAGGAAAAAATACAAAATAAGAAAAGAGAGATTTTTATTCTAAAACAAGAATATGTAAGTGTAGTCATGGATGACATAGAAGACATAATGCCATATAAAAAGGGTTCTACCGAATATGTCGATAAAACCCTTAAGAAAGCTGAAAATATTAGACTGTATCAATAATCAAAAAAGTAATAGGGGAAAAAAATACCAGAGATTTTTTTGCGCCTTTTTTGGAATAAAAAGTCGAATTTCCCCTGAGTAATTACTCTTCTGCTAACTTCTGAAAGTATGACAGTGCATCGTCCTCATCTGAACTAGCAGATGCAACAGCAGCAGTCACAGTCTCCTGTGCCTTACGAGAATTGAAGTCTGGTGTATAAGAACCACGAGAGTTGTCCTCATCAACCACGTCCTCATCTACACGACGTGCAGGAGGTCTTTGTCCTAAGACATACTTCAGACGTTTCTGAAGGTCATCATAAGACTTAAACTGATCAGCAGCAGTGACAGCAGCAAGTGAATACTGCTTCTTCCATAATGCTTCTAGTGCATCATCATCTTCAAGTAGAGGAGATACTTTATCGAACTCTGACTTATCATAGTTCCAATAACCATCCTTCTTGACGATCTTCAACTTGAAGTTTGCACCTTGCCAGAAGTCAAAAGGATTGATTGGAGTTTCATCTTCAAACTCTGGTTGCATTGCTTCCATTACCTTATCAAAGATCTTCTTACCAAACTTGTAGAGGAATACTCCACCCTCATTCTGAGGATTGGTAGGATCTTTTACTACATAGATGTTTGCATAGTAAGATAGCTTACGCTTCTGTCTACGAACTACATCTTTATCTGATTCATTACCACTGTTCCAGAGTTCACGATTGTATTCTGAAACAGGATCCTTGCCACCAGTAGTGGTCAAAGAGTTTTCAATATACCATCCACCTGGTCCTTGAAATGCATGTGAATACATTTTTGCCCAAGGGATTTCTTCTCCTTCAGGGGAAGGTAAGAAACGAATTACGGCATAACCATTACCTGTTTTATCAACTTCAGGTTTCCAGAGACGCTCATCTGCACCTCCACTTGTGTTGTTCATCTTCTCCACTTCTTTGACTAATTTTTGAGTCAAAGATCCTAGAGAGGACTGTTTTTTTAGGTCTTTAAAAGACATTGATTACCTCTGATTTTTTGAGATTTGGCTTGTGGTTGTAACCCTTTTATATGTTACAAGGAAAATTGGTTTTTGTCAATCTGAGTTTTTAAGGTTTGTACCATAGTACTCATCTGTTCAAAAACTTTACTCATATCCGTGCTAGATGGAATGCCCATCATTGAAGCAGATTCAACAATTTTTTCTTTCATCTTCTTAGCATCTGGATCATCTGATAAACTCAAACGTGCATAAAGAATCTTTTGTTTTTCAATCAGTCTATTAAGAATATCAACGTGATAAAGTTGATCTTCTTTTTTCATTGACGGAAACTTAAAAACATTTGAGTAAACTTCTTCTTGAAGTTCACTAATTTCTGCCATTTCCGCCCGAACCACTGGTGACTGAAAGAAAGTCATTCTGATGCTTCTTCTGCTGGAGCCTCTTCAACAGGTGCTTCCTCTACAGGTGCTTCTTCTGCAACAGGAGCAGGATTATTTGTTTCTTCAATTTGCTGAAGAACTTCAATAGCTCCAATAAGTTTTACACGAGTCTCTCCTAACTGGTTTAACTGTTGTGTGACTTCTTGGAGTTGATTTGTGAGATTCTGTAGAACTTCACCATTTTCAAGAGCCATGGATAATTACCTCCTTTAAAATTTTTTTGTAACGGGATACGTCAATATTTAGGAAGGGAGAATACTTTTTAATTTTACGACTTACGGTTTCCCATACTGGATCTTTCAGTCGTTTATCAAAGTCCTTCCCATACCCTAGTATTCTATCATATATTACCATACTTTCAAGTGATATGTCACCCTTTAGATAAATCTTTAAAATTGGTGGGTGTCCTTTACTACAATCAAACATATCATCCACTTTCTTATTCTCAAATACACTCTCTGTTTCCTCTTTAAAAACATAAGTAAGTGACTGGACTTTCTTCTGCCACTCTTGGTATCTTCCTTCTCCTTCCTTAATCATCTCACCAATCCACACAGTAGAAGGATCAGTAGAGTATATAAAATTGGAAACAAAAAACTCTTCTATTTCTTTATCATTCTTCTGTCGTGCAAACTTTTCAAACCAGAACCTATCCTTTCTTTTATAGAAGGCTGCATTACTTGCTCTGGTCTTACCACGATACTTTATATAATCATAATGATCTTTAGTGAAGTGATTCTTTAAAGCCAAATAACAACGATAAGCATCAGCGGGCATCATCTACCTTCTCTAGATTTATTTCTAATTGTAATATGATTACCCTCAATTGCAAAGTCTAAGTAATCTGTATGATCCCATTCAAGTTCTTCATAAAGACCATTTAACTTATCCATATCATCCCAAAGGTCTGTGGGAGTAGGTTCACCCCAGAAAGGATTTTGATGTGGGTCACTTGGGTCGCTCATA